GCTTGATTTTTATGCGCGCAAGTTGAGGACGCATGCCTGGACCTCTACCGAAGAACCCAAAAACCCGATCGCGAACGAATAGACCGAAGCCGTACGCGGTATTAGCGCCGGATAAAAAGCCCGTGGTTGGCGTGCCGCCGTTGGCCAAGCACCCGGACGGCGAAGCGTGGCACCCATATGTGCTTGCGTTCTGGCAGCTCGTGTGGCGCAGCCCCATGGCGGCGCAGTTCGTGGAAGCCGATATTGCGGGCTTGTTCCGCATGGCTATGCTCACGCATCGCTTCATGAAGTCGCCGACCGTCGCTGTATCGGCCGAGCTGCGGATGCTCAGCCAGTCGTACGGCCTTAGCCCGCTGGATCGGCGGCGCCTGGAATGGACGATTGCAAAGAGCGAAGATGCGGTGGATGCCACGACGGAGCGCCGCAGCAAAACAACCCGCGGCCGCGAGCCCATTGACCTTGATCCACGCGACGTCTTGAAGTGAGCGTGCTGACGGTTCCTCCCCTCGACAAGAAAAGCGAGCGATACCCTTCGCTGGGTCCACTCGTCTGTCAATTCATTGAAGAGCGTTTGGTCTTCGGCCCTGGCGATTTGCTGGGGCAGCCCGTCATCCTCGACGCGGAGAAGCGCGCGCTTATCTATCGCATGTATGAAGTCTATCCGAAGAACCACCCGCAAGCCGGCCGGCGCCGCTTCCGGCGCTGCGCGCTGTCATTGCGCAAGGGTTCAGCGAAGACTGAACTGGCCTCACTCATTGCGGCCGTGGAGTTGCACTACGAAGGGCCGGTGCGCTGCGATGGTTTCGACGCGCGCGGCGAGCCTGTGGGCCGGCCAGTCACCGATCCTTATATTCCGCTCGTGGCTTACACCGAAGAGCAATCGGATGAGCTCGCCTATGGCGCGCTCAAAGCGATCCTCGAGTATTCGCCGATCGCGGACGATTTTGATATTGGCCTGGCGCGCATCATGCGAGTGACGGGCGACGGAAAGGCGGTGTCACTAGCGACGAGCCCGGATGCGCGCGACGGCGCCCGTACGACTTTTCAAGTCTGCGATGAGACGCACCGCTGGACGCTGCCGCGCATGAAGCAAGCCCATCGCACCATGCTGGCCAACCTGCCGAAGCGCTACCATGCCGATGCGTGGTCGCTGGAAGTTACCACCGCGCCCGCGCCAGGTGAAGGGTCTGTGGCTGAAGACACCATGGACTATGCCCGGCAAGTCGCAGGTGGTTCGCTGAGTGACAGCCGCTTGTTCTTCTTTCATCGCCAGGCGTCTGACAATCACGACTTGACGAAGCCCGAAGGCGTGCGCGCGGCCGTGATTGAAGCCTCAGGGTCGGCGGCGGAGTGGTCTGACATTGACGGCATCGTGGAACAGTGGCAGGACCCAACTGCTGATCGTGCGTATCTGGAGCGGGTCTGGCTCAATCGCTTAGTGCGCGCGAGCGAGCGCGCCTTCGACACCGAGCAATGGAAGACCCTTAGCGACCCGGATTATCTGCCGACGGACGGCGCCACGATTGTGCTCGGCTTCGACGGCGCGCGCTGGCACGATAGTGTAGGACTCGTGGCCACTGAAGTGCTCACAGGTTTTCAATGGCCGTTAGGCTTGTGGGAAAAGCCCGAAAACATAGAAGCGTGGGAAGCGCCGATTGAGCTCGTCGAGAACACCGTGGAAGAAGCTTTCAAGCGGTGGAATGTTTGGCGTCTGTACTGCGATCCGCCATACTGGGAATCACTCGTGGCGGAGTGGTCCGGTATGTTTGGAGAAGAGCGTGTGGTAGAGTGGTGGACAAACCGCTGGAAGCCAATGGCTTATGCGGTGCGATCGTACTCATCCGCGATCATGGCCGGCGACATTCTGCACGACGGCAACCCGCATCTCCAACGACACTTGGGCAATGCCGTCAAGCGACAGCTGCCGCAGCGCGACGAAGACGGCAAACCTTTGTGGGTCATTTATAAAGAGCGGCCGGACAGCCCGCACAAGATTGACTTAGCCATGGCCGGCGTGCTGTCGTGGGAAGCCCGCAATGATGCCGTGGCGGCCGGCGTGGGCGCCCGCACAAAAAGCGTGTATGAGCGGCGCGGTCTTGTGGCGGCGCGCCGCGCGAGATTGCAGGCGGCATGAACCTCTTTCGCAAACCCTATTTGGAGTTGAAGCGCGGCATCGTCAATCTCAAAAGCGGCACCGTCTTTCGCGGCATCCTCTACCGGCGCGAAGGCGGGTTGCAAATCTTGCGGCAAGCTGAACTGATTCAGGATCGCGGCAAGGCTGTGAACGGCACGAAGCCGGCGACCCTGGACGGCGAAGTAATTCTCGACGCGAGTGAGATTGACTTCATCCAGGTGGTGGACTGATGGCAGCGATCCAGACCCTCGGCGCGCTCGCGCAGTTAGAGTCACAGCCCAACTGGCAGCCCGGCATTATTCGCACGGGCATTCGCCTTTACGATAGTTACCTGCACGACTATGCGACCCTCTACCGGGTCCAGCCGAACGTGCGCACGTGCGTGGACTTCCTGGCACGCAACATTGCGCAGCTTGGCCTGCATACTTTTCGGCGCGTCGGCGAGACCGATCGCGTGCGCGTGCGCGACCACGATTTGCCGCGGCTGCTGGATACGCCATTGCCGCCGCTGATGAAGGTCACTCGCTATAAACTCATCACGGCTTTGGTCTCAGACCTGGCAATTTACTTTGATGCCTATTGGTTGAAGCTGCGCGTGGATGGCGCGGTGCGCGGGCTCTTGCGATTGCCGCCGCAGCACGTCACGCCGGAGGGCGGGCTCGTGGCGAAGAATTATCGCCTGGAAATGGGCGGGCAGAAACGTGACTTCGACCCAAGCGAGGTGGTTCACTTCTGCGGCTACAATCCCGAGAACCCGATCGGCGGGCTGTCGCCGCTAGAGACCTTACGCCGCGTGCTGGCCGAAGAAGCCCAGGCCGCGGATTATCGCGAGGAGTTCTGGGGAAATGCGGCGCGCATTGAAGGCTTCATTGAACGGCCGAAGGATGCGCCCGAGTGGAGCGATGCGGCGCGCGAGCGGTTCTTAGCCGAGTTCAATCAGCTCTACGCGGGCGAAGGCACGGGCGGCAATACGGCCGTGCTTGAAGAAGGAATGAAGTGGGTCGCTGGTTCTTTCAACCCGCAGCAAAGCGAATACATTCTCGGGCGTAAGCTGACCCGTGAAGAGTGCGCCCGCAGTTACCACATTCCCTTGCCGATGGTCGGCATTCTCGACAACGCGACCTTCTCAAATATCGCCGAGCAACACAAGCATCTATATCAAGACTCACTCGGGCCGTGGCTCGCGATGATTGAGCAAGATATTGAGCTTCAATTGCTGCCCGAGTTCGACGACACTGATGGTCTATACGTGGAGTTCAATATCCAGGAGAAGATGGCCGGCGCGTTTGAGGAACAAATCAGGGCGCTGCAATCGGCCGTGGGTCGGCCGTGGATGACAGCGGATGAAGCTCGCGCGCGCATGAATATGTCTTCTATGGGCGGTAATGCCGCGCAGCTTGTCACGCCGCTCAATGTCGTGATTGGCGGCCAGGCCAGCCCGCGCGATAGCGATACCAGCGATCTGCCCAAGCAAGCCAAGCGCTTTGGCTCAGCGCCTACGGCTTTGCGTGACCGGCATCGGGCGCAGTGGACCAAGGCTCTCACGAAGCACTATCGCCGCCAGGCGGCTGCCATCGTCAGCCGCGTGCCGAAGGCGCTGGCGCAGGCCGGAAGTAAAGACGTGATTGGCGGCATTTGGTATGATGAGGATCGGTGGAATGAAGAACTAGCCACGGACCTCTTCGGTTTGAATCTCACAACGGCGCGCGCGTGGGCCGATCATACGATGGAACAGGCCGGCATCGAAGACATTGACGAAGAAGCGTTTGAGACCTTTATGCTGCCGTGGCTGCAAGAACATTCGCGCGTCCAGGCCGAGGGCATCAACGCCAATGTGCGAACCAATCTCGCGGAAGCCTTGCAGCAGCCTGAACCATTGGACGCCGTGAAGGATATGTTTGAACTGGCCGTTACGGTGTGGGCCGTCAGCGAAGCCGTGGGCGCCGTGACTGCGGCCGGCAACTTCGGCGCGTACGAAGCGGCGAGTGCTGGCAACCTGCGCACGAAGACGTGGCGCGTCAACTCCGGCAACCCGCGGCCGAGCCACGCCGCCATGGACGGTATGACGATCGGCTTGCGCGAGAGGTTTCCAACGGGCCAGCGCTGGCCTGGCGACCCGGCCGGCGGCGCTGAAGAGAATTCAAACTGCGAATGCACGATTGAGTTTGACTAGGAGGCGTGACATGGCTCTGGAGAAGAAGGAGTATCGCGGCCGGCTGATGCTGAAGGAAGAAGGCGAGGGCGAAGCCGGCGAGTTTGAAGCCGTGTTCGCGACCCTCAACGTAGAGGATCGTGACGGCGATGTAACGTTGCCGGGCGCCTTCGGCGAGCACGTGGTTGTGGTGGAGCCCTGGAACCACAACTACCAGGCGCCGCCCGTGGGCCGTGGCACGATCGGCGAGCGCGAGAACGAAGCCGTGCTATCCGGCAAGTTTTTCCTCGATACGCCGGCCGGTCTTGAGCATTACACCGTCGTGAAGCACATGCGCGATGTCCAGGAGTGGAGCTATTCGTTCTATATTCTGGAAGCCGAATACGGTGTGCATGATGGCAAGGAAGTGCGCTTCCTCAAAAAGCTTGACGTTGTCGGCGTTGGACCCGTCACCCGTGGGACTGGCGTGGATACCCGCGTCACCGACATCAAGGGCCGCAAACAGGACGAAGGCGAGGCCGGCGACGGCAAGCCCAGCGATCCACACGTGGCCGTGGCCGTGGCTGAGCTTGATCTAGTCGAATTAGAGGAGGAATAAAGATGGACCTCGAAGCCCTGTTGGCGCGACTGAAGAGCGCGACAGAAAAGGAATTGGGCGATGGTCTGAAGGCCGCGCTCAAGGCCGCGCGTGACGTCTGCGACATCGCCGAGAAAGCGAACCGCGACTTCACCACCGAAGAGCGGCAGCAAGTCTCGAAGAGCCTGGAAGCCGCGAAGCAAATCAAGGCGCGGCTGAAGGAAGTCAAGGGCGACGCCGCGATGCGGGCCGCCATTGACGAGCTCGGCGGCGATGTGGGCGTGGCAGACGATGCGCCCAAGAGCGGCAAGGGCCGCAAGGCGCTGTCGTTGGGCCAGCGCTTCGTCACTGACGAGGCGTGGCGCGCGTGGCTCAAGTCGGTGGCGCCTAACGGCGTTATCGCTGAGAGCCGCAAGGGTCTGAGCTCGCCGCCCGTGCTGATGAAGTCATTCGGCCTGTTCCGCAAAGACCTCATCACGGGTCTCGGCGAAACGTCGGCCGGCGCCTTCGTCGACACTGACCTCACCGGCATCTACGAAGGGTTGGGCCGGTTCCCGCTGACCCTGCGCGACCTTATCAGCGTGCGCCAGACCGGCGGCGACACGGTGGAGTTTGTGCGGCAGCTCACGCAGGTGAACGCGGCCGCGCCCGTGGCTGAAGCCAACGTCACTACGTACGAAGGCTATCCGGGCCAGGTGTCCGGCGTCAAGCCCGAAGGTTCGATGACCTTCGAGCGCGTGCAGGAAACGGTCAAGACCATCGCGGTGTGGATACCCGCGACGAAGCGCGCGCTGTCGGATGCCGCGCAGTTGCGTGGACTCATTGACCAGGAGTTGCGCGAAGACCTGGCGGAGGAACTGGAGAATCAGATGCTCAACGGCGACGGCGCAGGTGAGAACTTCACCGGCCTTGCCAACACCGCCAACACGCTCGCGCAGCCTTTCGTCACTGACATCCTCGTCACCACGCGCAAGGCCATCACGACCCTCTTGCTGCAAGGCAAGCAAATCCCCACGGCCTGGGTGCTCAATCCGCAGGACTGGGAAACCATTGAGCTCCAGCGTGACAACGAGAACCGCTTCTATTGGGGCGGGCCGCTCGCGCGCGGTCAGAAGACCCTGTGGGGTGTGCCGGTGACCGAGAGCTTTTATCAGCCGCAGGGCTCGGGCTGGCTCGGCAATTGGAGCAAGGCTGTGCTGTGGGATCGGGAGGAGGCGAATATCAGCGTTAGCGATAGCCACGCCGACTTCTTCATCCGCAACATGGTCGCGATCCTCGCTGAGCTGCGCGCCGCCTTCGGCGTGATTCGGCCCACGGCCTTCGTGGAAGTGGATCTGCAAGGCGCTTCGTAAGTCAGCGCTTCGTCAATGGGCCGGCGGCGAAACATGCCGCCGGCCTCTGAGGATAACATGGTTGGACCTTCGGCGAACGAAGTAAAGAAGGCCGTCACGCTCGCGTTCAAGATACCGGGTTTATACCGGCGCGACGAGGCGGCTTTTTTGTATCGGCTGGCGCGGCGGCGCGGCACGCTCGTTGAGATTGGCTGCTGGATGGGCCGCACCACCAGCATTCTTCTTCAGGCGGCAAAGCCGTGGCACGCGCGCGTGGTGACGATTGATCCATTCACACCCATGCCCAACAGCCGCGACGCTGGATCGGCTGCGCGCTGGCGGCGCAATCTGGCGCGCGTCGGCCTTGAGCCCGGCGCGTTGATGCCGTGCACAAGCGATGAAGCGGCGGCGCAGTGGACCGAGCCCGTGGCTATGGTCTTCATTGACGGCGACCACAACTACGCCGCAGTGCGGCGCGATCTTGACAACTGGACCCGGCTCGTGAAGGTTGGCGGCGTGGTTGCGCTGCACGATATGTTCTTCCCTTCCATCACCGGCGTGTGCCAGGCCGTCGCGGAGTGGTGGAGTGAAGCGCGCCAAGGGACTTTGCCAGCATGGGAACTGGTTGGCCTGCACGACTATACGATTGCCTTCAAGAGGATGCGATGATGCCGCGCGGTGTTTTATACGTGGCTTATGGCGAACGGGCGCAAGCGCAGGTGCAGCACAGTCTGCGGTCGTTGCAGCGGGTTGCGCCAGAGCTTCCAGTGCGGGTGGTTAGCGATCGTGAAGTCTTCGGCGCTAAGACTCTTATCCAGCCGGACAAAGACGCGGGCGCCCGCGAGTACAAGACCAATATTTATTCTCTCAGCCCATTCGCGCAAACTTTGTTCTTAGATGCGGATACTGAACTGCGGTCCAGTCCGGCGGCCGGCTTCCGCTTATTGAGCTTCGTGGACGTGGTGCTCGCGCAAGATGCGCATCGCGTTTTCGCCACGAACAACTGGCCGCATCTCAAACCGGAAGAAGTCAAAACGACCCGCACTGAGCTCGGCACCGACCATCATATGTATTTCAATTCTGGCGTCGTCTTCTTCCGGCGCAGTCCGCGCGTGGAAGCCTTCATGCAAGCGTGGCATGAAGAGTGGCAGCGGTTCCGGGAACAAGACCAGATGGCAATGCTGCGGGCGCTGCATCGCTGCCCGGTTCGCGTGGCGCCCATGCGCGATCCGTGGAATACGCACGTCTCCTCGGCGGCTGCCTTTGTCTATCATCGCCACCGCAGCGCGCGGCGCGAAGGAGCTCCACGATGATGCTGGCTGAGCCCATGCTCAATCCAGAAGAGCGGGTATGTCTGCGCAATCTCATCGCCGAGCGCAAACCGGCGCGGGTTCTGGAATGGGGCGCGGGTGGTTCCACGCTTTACTTTCCTGCGCATTTTCCTTCCGTCGAGTGGTTGGCCGTAGAGCATGATGCCAACTACGCGCGTGAAGTCAAGCGACGTCTGCCGAAGAATGTGGCCTTGCTTCATCTTGACTTCCCTGAGTATTGGCAGCTACGCGAGTTCGGCAAGTTCGATTTGATTATTGTGGATGGCCGGCAGCGCGTGCGCTGCCTGGATGCCGCGCGTGATTTGCTAAGCGACGGCGGTGCGGTGGTTCTTCATGACTTCACCCGCCCGCGCTATGCACCCGGCCGCGCGTACTACCGGCAGGCCGTGGAATTGGTCGCGCCCACAAATACGAAAGACCCGCGCGGGCTCCTCATGCTCACTGAGCCTGTGGCCGATATTGATTCACTAGTGGATGTGACCGATCCGCGCGGAATCATGTATATGTGTTGGGGCGCGCCGGCGATCGCGCAAGCGCGGGCCAGCCTGCAATCGCTGTGGGAATATGAGCCAACTATGCCGGCCGTGGTTGTTGGCGAAGCTGCGGCTGTTGAGGCGTTCGCTGATCTGCCGCGCGTGCGTGTAGTAGTGCCGGACATTGATCCATATACGAATAAGTCTTTATTCGGCTTCATGGCCGGCCGCGTCAAACCACGGCTGGCCTCGCTCAGCCCGTTTGAGCAAACCCTTTATGTGGACGCCGACACGGCCTTCAAGCGATCGCCGCAGGTGGGGTTTGATCTTCTGGATCGGTGGGATTTTGTTATCGCGGAAGCCGAGACGCGCAGTCTGGCACTGACCTTTCCTAGCAACGCCACGGAAGCCGGCGAAACGGCGCGTTGGCTCGGCACGCCGCATGTGCTCTACCACAACTCGGGTCTTTTCTTCTGGCGGCGCGGGCCGGCCACTTCAAGGCTGTTTCGCATGTGGGGTGAGGAGTGGCTGCGGTATCGCGGCTGGGATGAGCAAATCGCGCTGCTGCGGGCGCTGCTGCTGTCTGACGTGCTCTTCCTCAATGTGCCGTATACCTGGAATTGCCGTGGTCCACAGGAAGCCTTTTTGCTGTATCATCGTTTTGCCTCACGATCCGCGCGGCAGTTCGCCAGCCTGGCGCCTACCGTGGTTTACAACCCACGCCATCGCGGGCAGGTGATGACCGGCGGCCGGCCGTTGATTCGCTTTGAGGTCGCACCAGGGCGGGTGGTTCGTATCCACGACGGCGACCAAGAGAAGGTGATGGAGCAATATCGGCGGATGAAGGGAAAATGAGATGGCAGTCATCAGCGACTATAAGACCTGGCAACTGAACGACAGGGAGGCTCGCATGGCTAAAGGGCGATTGGTTCGGGTCCGTCATCCGGACGGGCATTATTCGAAGATGTATGAAGCCGATGCGATCGCGGCGGGCTTGCTGCCGGGTGCGAAGATGCGTGCGGCGGCGTCAAACAAGATGGCGCCCGCGCCGGCCGATAAGGCAGAAGCCAAGCCGGCCGAGCCGGACGACTTCACCACGATCGCCGGCGTGGGCAAGGCGGCGACCCGCGCATTGTGGGCGCAGGGCATCAACACGTTTGATGATCTGCGCACGGCCGACCTCAGCCAGTTGGACTTGACGAAGCGAACCCAGACCGCCATTGAAGAGTGGCGCGATGCTGCCTAACTTCGCAACCACCGCGGACATGGAGCTCGTGCTCCAACAAGCCATACCGGCGGATAAGGAAGACGCCGCCGAGTTTGCGCTGCTGACGGCATCTATGGCTGTGCGTAATTATTGCCGCCAGCTCATCCATCTCGTGGCGGATGACGTCGTGCGGCTATGGGCACCGCATGGCCGCCTGTTGTTCTTGCCCGAGCTGCCCGTCGTGAGCGTGGCGTCCGTCACTGAAAACGATGTGGCGCTCACGGCCAACGATGACTATGTGCTGCAAGACTATGCCGTGCTCTATAAGCGCACGGGCTTCAAGCGCCTGTGGAACAATCCCGTAGTAGTGCAGTACACGCATGGCTATGCTGACATCCCTGATGACATTCGTGTCGTCACGGCGCGGGCCGCTTCGCGTTTGTATCAGGCGGGCTTGCGCGCGGCTGAATCGGCCGGCGTGCCTGGCCTGGTTAGCAAAAGCCTCGGCGACTTCAGTGTGACGTATGGCGGCGAGAACGCGGTGGAAGGCACCACGGGTGTGACGGCGGCGCGGACCTTGTTGCTTAGCGAGAAGGATTTGCTCAACCGGTTTCGGGTATGAATGTCTTCACGAGCCTTCTCAATAACAGCTTCGCCATTAGCCGGTCGCGGCGCACGCCGAACGGGCGCGGTGGCTGGGTGGAAGACCACGTGCTTGTGGCCACGGTGTTAGGCCGCATTCGGCCGGCGTCGTCCACCGAGCGTGAAGCCGCGCAGTTGGAAGAGCGGCAAATCACGCATGTGCTGTATGTGCCTGTGGGAACCAACATTGCGCGCGGCGATTTGGTGGAGATGGAAGGCTTGGAAGTTGAGGTGGACGGCGTGCGTGAGCCTTCGCATGCCGGCGAGCACTTGGAGGTGGATTGCTTGCAGCGGCAGTACGGGCGCACGATAGATGAGGCAGAATCGTGAAGCTGGATTGGAAGCCGGATAAACTGAAGAAGGCGGTGGTTGCCGACCTGGTAGCCAATGCCGAGCTTGTGGGCCAGTTCCTTCAGTCAGACGCGCGGCGGCGCTTACTGGCTTATCCGGATATTCCGCCGCGACGCGCACAAGGCACCGAGCCGCGGCCCTACGTGGGCGGCCGCGCGTATCGCGAATATGTGGCGGGTCTCATCGGCAATGAAGTTATCGCCGATCCAAAGGGCGTGACGATCATTGTCGGCGTGCGGCCGGGTAAGAGCGGCCGGCACCACGGTTTGTATATTGAACTGGGCAGCCGCGCTTCTGCTCCGCGGCCGTTCTTGCGGCCTGCGGTTTTTGAGAATGCCGATAAAATCGTGGTGATGCTGGCGGGCGCATGAGCATTCTTACTGAAGCGTTCTATAACATGCTGGCCGGCGATGCGATCCTGGTAGACATGCTGGCCACATACAAAGGCAATCCGGGCGTTTTTACGATTGATCCGGTTCCAGGCGATGCCCGCTTGCCGTATGTAGTAACAGCCGGCGAAGCCGTGCAATTGCCGTTTGATTGTAAGGTCACGCGCGGCCGCGAGGCAGTTCGCGATGTGCGTGCGTATGCGGCGGCCAATGGCGATACGACCCTCATCGAAGCGATTGCCGAGCGCGTGCGCTACGTGTTTCATCGGCGCCCGCTCACGATCGGCGATCATCAATGGGTCTTGTCGAACGTGGTTGGACCAATCGCTGTGGATGAGCCCGACTATTACGGCCGGGTAGTTAGCGTGAGCGTCAAAGCTCAGGAGGAATAAGCATGGCTATGAATGGGTCTGACCTACTGATCTTGGCCAACGTTGGCACGCCGGAGGTTCCGTCTTACATGGCGGTTGGCTGCCAGCGCGACGCGACCATTGACGAGGCAACCGCCACGATTGATGTGTCGTGCAAAGACAGCCGCGCGCAGCGCGTGCTGCCTGGCCGCTATTCCGGCACGCTGTCGCTAGACGGCCTGTACGTGCCGAGCGACGAAGCCTTCCAAGCCTTGAAGGCAGCCAATCGCAACGGCGAGCTCGTGCTCATCGCGCGGCAGGAACAGGGCGTGGTGACCGAGACCTTCTCAGCGAAGGTAGACAGCTTGAGCGAAGCCTTCCCAGACCAGGGCGAGGCGACCATCAGCGCCGCCTTCACGATTGACGGCTTCCCAACTGTGGTAGGCAGCTAATGGCCGGCGCCCGTGGTGAAGCCACGTTCGTTGTTGACGGCCGCGAAGTCACGGTGCTCTTCACTAACCGCGCACTGGCTGGAGTGGAGCGGCGACTGAATAAAGGTATCATCGGCATCGCGGATGGTTTGCTGTCGGGCGCCAGCGGCATGACCGAGATTGCGGCCCTGCTGCAAGCCGGTATGGAGGCTGCGCGCATTGACGCCAAACGCGGCGGGCGCTCGGTCTCAATGGAGGATGCCTATGACGTGTTAGATCGCGCAGGCTTTGCGGCCGTGGCTGCACCTGTAATGGAAGCCGTGGCAGCCGTTCTCGCCTATGCGCCTGGCGAGAACGGGCACGAGCCTGACCCAAACGCATAGAGGAGGGCTTCGACGTTGAAGCCCTCCTCACCCATGCTTTGCAGGCGGGTATCCCGTTACTAGAGTTCTGGGAGCTTACACCGCGCGAAACGTATCAAACAATTGAGGCGTATGTCTGGCGCGATCGGCAGAACCAGAAGAAGCAAATCGCGCAAGCCTGGCGGATCGCTGCGCTAACCCGAGCGCGCAAGCTGCCGAACCTCAAAACTGTATTGGCTTCAGGACCCGCGCGCCCGCTCGTGGGTCGCGAGCGAGTGCAGCGCCGAGAGGAATTCCAGGAGATGACGGCCAACGTGGATTTGAAGGCGCTGGCTGAACGCATGCGGAAAATGGCAGAGCGCAAACGATGACGCAGACGCAACTTGGCGAAGCCTTTGTTCCTATTCGGGCGACCCTCGATAAACTGGACGGCGACCTGGCGGCCGCGCGCGGCAAGATTGAAAACGCGCTCGGCGCTATTGGCGGCAATCTTCAGAAGATCGGCACGCTCGCTCTTACTGGCCTGGCGGCAGCCGCAACGACGGCGGCCACGGCGATTGTCGGTATTGGCGCTGCCGCTTATGCTTCCGGCCTACAACTCGACTCCGCGTTTGATACGATCCTCACCAAGACCGGCGCGACGGGCGGCGAACTTGAAGACCTCAAGGGAACCTTCCGCGATGTCTTTGGGTCTATTCCCACGCAAGCCGAGCCGGCGGCTGACGTCATCGCGGCCCTCAATCAACGACTAGGCTTGACCGGCGACGCGCTTGGCGATGTAGCCAAGCCCTTGCTGGAAATGACCCGCCTTCTCGGCGGTGATGCCACGCGCAATACTGAGCTCTTCACGCGGGTGATGGGCGATTGGGGCATTGCCTCTGAAGACGCGGCCGGTGTGCTGGATCGTTTGTTTGTGGCGCAGCAGCAGACGGGCGTTGGCGTGGATGCCCTCATGCAGAAGGTGGTTCAGTTCGGTTCGCCGCTGCGCCTCATGGGCTTCACTCTCGAAGATTCAATCGCGGTCTTCGGTAAGTGGGAACAGGAAGGCGTCAACGCGGAACTGGTGATGGGCTCCCTGCGCATTGCGGCCGGCAACTTTGCGAAGGCCAACCGGCCGTTGCGCGAGTCATTGCTGGCCACGTTTGACAGCATCAAAAACAACACGGACGCCAGCGAAGCCCTGGCGGAAAGTATGCGCGTGTTCGGCGCGCGCGCAGGTCCAGACATGGCTGCCGCCATCCGCGAAGGCCGGTTCGAATTTGAAGACCTTATCGCCGTGTTGGGCGATGCGGACGGCGCCGTTCTCAATACGGCTAGCGCCACGGCCGATGCGGCCGAGCGGTTTACGATTTTGAAGAACCGCGTGACCCTCGCCCTAGAACCGCTTGGCATGGCGCTGATGGATGCAGCAACCCAAATTCTCGACACGCTGATGCCGGCCCTTGACGGCTTGCTGCCGACTATCACTTCATTAGCGCAGACCGGCGGCGAGCTCGTCACTAACTTCATTGGCCGCGCGATTGAGCTCATGCCCACACTGCAAAGCATCGTGCAAGGGTTGATTGACGTTTTCATCTTGGGGCGCGAGCCTTTGGGCGACTGGTCTACGTTGTGGGAAAAGCTCGCGGCCGTGGTTGGACCGGACCTAGCGCAAACCCTTACAGACATCATTGCCAAGGTAGATGAAGTCATCAAGCCCGTCGTCGCGTGGCTGGAGGAGAACGTCAAACTGCAAGACGTGCTCATCGCTCTAGCCGTGGCGATCGCGGCCGTGGTTGTGCCGGCCATCATTTCAGTCATCACGGCCGCCGCGCCGATCGTGGCTGTGTTCGTTGGCGTCATTGCCGTAGCTGCCTTGTTGCGCCAGGCGTGGGAAGAGAATTGGGGCGGCATTCAAGAGAAGACGGCCGCGGTGTGGGCCGTGGTTCAGCCGCTCTTCGAACAAGTGCGCGCGTGGCTCGCGGAGAACTTGCCGAAGGTCGTTGAGTTCTACTCCACCCTGTGGGCCGAGCGCTGGGCACAAATGCAGCGCGTCATTGAGGTGGTGTGGCCGATCGTGCAAACCATCTTCACGGCCATTCGTGACTTCATCGTCAACACGCTTGTGCCGACCATCGCGAACCTCTACACGCAATGGACGACGGTCTGGTGGCCGCAGATTGAGACGGCCTTGAAGAATTCCTGGACGGTCATTGAGACCGTCTTCAAGGAGCTGGATCGCTGGATCAATACGAACATTGTGCCGTGGATTGACTTCCTGCGCGACAAGTGGGCGAATGAGGTCTGGCCGGCGATCCACAAAGCTTTGACAGACGCGTGGGCTGTGATTGAGCCCATTTGGAAGCTGTTCAAGACGTGGCTGGATGAGAATTTGCCGAAGGCCACGGAGGGCTTCAAGGATGTCTTCGCCGGCGCGATGGCGGTCATCAACGGTGCTATCGCGCCCGTCAAAGATTTGTGGGATGCCTTCGTGGCGGCGGTGCAAGGCTTCTGGACGTGGATAACGAACCACACGTTCAGCTTCAAACTGAACATACCCGACTTGCCCGACTGGGCCGTGCCGGGTTCGCCGCTGCCGATCCACACGGCGTGGAAGGCATTCGCTGAAGACCTCAACCGCATGACGATCATGCCGCAGTTCAACATGGATGAGCTCGTGCCGGCCATGGCGCTTGTGGATGACGACGGCGGCCGCAGCATCAGCTACTCATCCGTAACGACAGTCAACACCAATCGCGACCCGATGCGCGTGCTGCGAGCCAGCCGCCACTTGGATAAGTTAGGATCCACGCGATGACGGCCTGTGGACCTGGGCTTATCGCGAACGTCGCCGGCATGGTGTATGACCTCAACGACGGCGAAGAGATTCGATTGCTGGACTATGACTTGGGCTTAGCGGCCGTGCGGCGGCTGAGCCAACGGGCGCCGTTGCAGCACGGCGATACGGACCTCGGCTATCGCTTTGACCCGCGCTACGTGGATTTGTTCTGGGCGATCCGCGGTAGCGGGCTTAGCGATTATCGTGACGTGCGTGCGCGGATGATGGAGGTGTGGCTGCCGCGCGATGACGCCATCCAGCTCATCTTCACGTTTGAGGATCGCGTGCGCGCGCTAGATGTCCATCTCGACGGCGAGCTCAATTGGGCCGATCGCGTGGCCGCGATCGAAAAAGTATCAGGCGTTTTCAAGGCGCCCGATCCGCGGCTTTACGATCCAACGCCGCGCACCGGCCTCTTCAGTCTTTCGGGCGCCGGCGGCGGCGCCAGTGGTTGGCCGATACCATGGCCGATACCATGGGCGATCGGGTCTGACGTGCTGGACCTGGCGCTTAACTTGTTGTATGCGGGTGGTTCGCGCCTGGCGGCGCCTGAGTTTCCAGTCATTCGCGTGCGCGGCCCAATTGATAATCCAGTCATTACGAACGAGACCACCAATGAAACCATTGATCTTAGCGCCGGCACCGGGCTGTCGCTGGCGGACGATACCGAATGGGTGGACATCGACTTGGCCGGCGCCGAGCGGCGCGATGCAAAAACCATCCGCGATCAAGACGGCAATTCGGCCGATCAATATCTGACCACCGACAGCGATCTAGTTACGTGGCATCTGGCGCCCGCGGGTGAGCGGCTGTATGACGGCAGCTATGCAAGCGGGCTCAATGTGATTCGGGTGACGGGTTCAGGCGTGACGAGTCAAACCCTAGTAACATTGAACTATTACGATCGCTACCATGGAGTGTGAACAATGACGCAACGATCTTGGCCTTGGTCCACCGCGGCCGGCCTGGGCGATGGCGCGGCTGAGCTCAATGAAGCCTTGTCGCGCGAATTCCTGGCGCTGTACTTTGGCGTGCAGAACCCAGCCGTGGAAGGCGTATCGCGCGGCGTGATGAATGAGCTCGCCGTCAGCGGCGCGGCTTCTCCACTGACGGTGGAGACCGGCAGCGGTATCTGCTATGGGCTCTACATCAACGACGCCGCTGTCAATCTGGCTGTGACAACGCCGGCTGTTGGCACGACCGGTGGCCGCGTGGTTCTGCAAACCAACTGGGCTGGCACAGGCGGCGCGAGCCTTGAGGCGCGCACCCGCGCAGCCGTGGTGATGAATGCGGACGGCAACCCGGCTATACCCGCGCTCACGCAAGTCTTCGGCACCACGTGGGAAATATCGCTGGCGACCTTCACTATCACGACGGGCGGCGTCATCACGCTGACAGACGATCGGACCTTCCGCCAATCTACGATGGAAGTGCCGAATGCGGCGCTGCGCAACAGCGCGGCACTGTCCGTGATGGGGCGGGCGGCGAATTCAGTAGGCCGGCCGGCGGACATCGTGGCGGGCGCCAACGATCGCGTGCTTGGCCGTACAGGCAATGCGCTTTCGTTCCTGCAACTAACGATCGGCATGATACCCGACGCGCTTATCACGTTAGCGAAGCTGGCGAATCTGGCCGGCGTATCGGTGTTGGGCCGCGCAGCGAATTCCGCCGGCGTCATGGGCGCCATCACGGCTACGGCCAACGATCGCATTCTGCGACGGGTCGCCAATGTTCTGGACTTTGGGCAGCTCACGGCCGGCATGTTTCCTGCCGGCGTGGTTGCCACGGCCGCGCTCGCCGATAATTCAGTTGACGACACTAAGGTCGGCAATCGCGTGCCGCAGTTCTGGCGGCGCAAAGGTGGAAACGCCGCGAACTGGGCGACGGCCGGCACAAGCGATCAAACACCCGGAGCGGTGCGGATGCAAGCCGGCGCGCAGGCTTGTTCAGTAGTGGGCATTGGCAGTGTCAATTTTACTACCGCCTTTTCTGGAACGCCGTTAGTGTTCGTGACGCCGATTGGCACATCGTCAACTGACCAGCTTTTTGCTTGGGTTCATACCATAGGCACCGGCTCCTTTTCCTGCACCATCGTGGATGAGACGGGCGCTGTGGTTGGCGTGCGCGATTTTCATTGGCTGGCGATCGGCCCCGAGTAATGCCGTACGAACTCCATCTGCGCCACTACGATCGGACTGGCACGCTGAAGAACGCGGTGCTCAGTCCGGCGTGGGCGCGGTTCACTGAATCCGTTGTGGGCCAAGAGCCTTTGGTCTTTGGACTGGAAGCCAACCACCCGCAGGCGGCCGACATCGAAGAATTCGACATCTTCCAAGTCATGCTGCGCAACGCGGACGTGGGCTTGACTGACTTCGTGCCAGCCTTCGTGGCGATCCAGCGGCACATAGATTTGTCGGCCGACGACGACGGCGTGGAGATGGTGGTCTTTACAGCGCCTAACGAGAAGCACATTCTCTCGTGGCGCCATGTGCTGTGGTATTCTGGCGTGGCGAACCGCAGCGAGTTCAGCGCTGTAAGAGCTGAGACCATCATGAAGACGGTGGTTGATTATAACTTCACGGCCCTGGCTGCGCACACGCCGGCCGATCCGCAGACCCGCCAGCGCGACGGCGATATGAGTGCGGGCATGGGTCTCGACGTTGTAACGGCGCCGGATCAAGCTCGCGGTAATGTTCTGTCTACCGCCTTCAGCGGCGCCAATGTTCTCGCCGTCATGCGAAAGCTCGTGGAGCGGGCCGGCGGCGACTTCTCTTTTACCTGGCAGGGCGATAACGATTGGGAATTCGAGTTTCATCCGGGCCAGCTCGGCAGCGACAAGAGTGCGGGCGCGGATCGGGTCTTATTCTCGCTGAATAACAACACTATGCTGCGCCCGCGCTTGCAGGTATACGGCGCGCTGGCAACCACCGCCATTGCTGCTGGCCGCGGCGAAGAAACGGCGCGCGAGGTCAGTGCCGTGGATGGTCCAGACTTCGCTGCCGACTATGACATTGAAGGCTTTGTGGATGCCCGCAATGAAGACTCCGCAGCCGGCCGTGAATTCCGCGGCGCGAAGTGGCTGGAAGAAAACCGGGCGCGGGCGATCCTCTCTTTTGACGTGCTGCAAACCGCGAACCAGTTTTATTCGCCTGTGGCCGTGACTGGCCGCAAGACTTATCGGGCTGGCGATCTGGTGCTGGCCACATACGGCGTAGAGGCTGTGCGCAAGATTGAGACTGTGACCGTGGATTGGCGGCCGCCCGATCGCGGCGATGCTTTCCTTGTAAGCGTTACCACGCGCGAGGTGCCAAGTGCGTGAAGTCGATGATCTATTCGGTGCGGTGGTTGATCGCATCGCGGCCCTGGAAGAGCGGGTCGGCGAACTCAACCTATTAGAGCTGCCGAGCCAGAGCGAGCTGGACGATCGCTATGTGAATGTTACCGGCGATACGATGACGGGAGGTCTGGGGATTGATTCGCCTTTGCCCTCTTTGGATTTGTTTGACACAGACATAGCCATTGGCGCAGGGAACCCGGCTTGGCGCCTGCGGGCTATTCACACAGGACTGTTCCAACTTCAGTCTACGCCGGATCGGGCTGCCTTCATTGATCGCTTAGTTGTGAATGGGTCCGGACAAATTCAAGCGCCAGGAACAGGTAGTAGTGCAGGCTTGCTTTTAGGTGGAGACGTGCAGCTGTACCGCAGCGCGGCGAATAGGCTGCAAACTCCAGATAGCCTGGTCGTGGATATAGGCTTGTCCATCGGTACAAGCGGCGCAGGCACCGGTCAAATCCTTCTGACGGATGACGTGCGCGCACGACTAGATGGCGCAGGCGGCGGTTATTATGCGGGTGCCAGTGACGACGTTCAGTTCTACCGCAGTGCGGCCGATCTATGGCGCACGCCGGACAGTCTGACGGTGGATGGCGGTGTGAACGTTGGCACCGCCTCGGGCGCGGCGGCGGGCAACCTCAAGACCAGCGGCCCAATCTGGCCTGGACCTTCTGGCGGGCGATGGCAGCAAGAGATTGTGAGTGTCAACGACAATGCCGTTGTCCAGGCGGTCAATGGTATTGCGGCGGCACGCGGGCTTCTAATTATCGCGCAAACGGGCGGTGGGGAAATAGCTTTCTTTTCCTTACGCGGCGGCTTCCACCTGACGGTTGAGCTATTGGATCAGGCAGGTACATTTTCAATTACGGCGGGCACGGCTGGAACGAATGTTTACTGGAGCGCAGGCAATAGCCGCTATGAGGTTGAGAATAAGACTGGTGGAGCCAAGTTCTACAGCCTGGTGTTTATAGAAATGTGAGGCCGACAATGCTGGATGACATCGTGCAAAGCAATGGACACGCGCCGGCTGTGGAACCACCCGATATTGAGAAGCTCGCGGCTGAGGCGCGGCGCGCGCGGGTTCAGCGCTGCGAGGAAGAATTACAGGACGCGATCCACACCATTACAACGCGTCATCGCTGCCGCCTAGCGACCCGTCAGGAATTTGTTGACGGCGTGCCGGGTCCAATGCGCCTGGTGGTTCTCGCGGTGGACTGATGCGCGCGCGGCGCCTGTGCTTCTTCGCGGACCCGCCATGATCTGGCTGCGCGGCGCTGACATCTCGCGTCACCAAGGGCCGATTGACTTCCTGCGGTTCGCGCCGTTCGTGGATGAGCTCCACATGCGCGCGACCATGGGCGAGATTGGCGTTGACGATCGCTTCGCCGAGTACTGGCGCGAATCTTTGTGGGCCAGCATCGCCCGCCGTGGTTTTTACCATCTGCCGATCGCTGAGCTTGGCTGGCGCGGGCAGCGTGAGAATATCCTGCGAACCACGCGCGGCGACTTTGGCAATGCTAAAGCTTTATTCGATGTGGAGCGGCGCGCGTACGATCGCGAGCGTATGAAGGCCGGCTGGCGGTTCCCACGCGAGCACTTCACCGATAACTTGTTTGAGCTCATTCTGCGCTTAATTAGTGACGGTCTGCCAGGCGCCCGCATTTACACGAATGAGAGTGAGTGGATCGCGATGACCACGCAGCCGATGGAAGCCCGCGCCTTCGGTCTCCATATTGCGGGCTACCCGTCCATCGCTACGCGAACCCACGCCGATCTGGAGCGATGGCTGCGCACGTACCGCATCCGCATTCCTTACCCGTGGAACACGCTGCCCGCAGACCAGCAATGGGAAGCCTGGCAGGGCGCCTCCACCGGCCGGCTGCCTGGCGCGGCTGGCAGCGTGGACCTCTCGCTTGTGCGCAATCTATTCGCGCAGATTCCAGGCGAGGTTGAGATCGCCGACATCCTCTTCCATCTCGACAAAATTGAGATGGAACTAAACGCAATCAACTGAGAGGCAATCATGTGGCCAATGCCGAAGGGAACACTGTATGGGGCGCACGGCGAAGGTGACGGCAGTGACATCATTCCGTTGCAGCGAAAGTACCGCGCGCATGGCGCAAGTCTGGCGGTGGTTCTAGGCGTTCACAATCCCGGCTTGTGCGTCGAAGCCAAAGAACTTGGTGTTCCATTGACCATCGCCCGGTGGTTGCACCCCAACCGCACGTATGAAGGCGGAGGCGATGGCGTGCATACCTGGACCCAAGCCATGCGCCTCGACTTCGTGCGCAGCGCCATCGACTTGATTTTCACCCAAGCCAATGACACCGAGTATGCAGGCTCGGACTTCTTCACGCCAGGTTTGAACGAGTGGGACCACCAGCACCCCGAGGGATGGGTCGCTGCGGCCGAGACTCTTATCATGCTGTGTGATGAAGCCACGCGGCGCAGCCCGGAGAAAACGTCGCGCGGGTTCCACCCTATTCGCTTAGCCATTCCTGGGTTCAATGCTGGCACGCCGAAGACCTGGGAGATGTATCAAGCCATCGTTGCCACGGGCTTGTTCGCGCGCATGAAGGCGCGCGGCGACATTATTTGCTTTCACGAAGGCGTAGGCTTCGGCCAGCCGATTGACTTCGGCATGGGCAGTGGTCCCACGGGCGCGCCGCCAATGACGGGCGCTGGCGCGATGTGCTTCCGGTCTGACTATCTCATGTACTTGCTTCGTCAACGGAACGAAGAAGTCTGCTATGTCATGGGCGAATGGTATGATGGGTTCACGCGGCCTGACCCGATTGAACCACGGTTCGCCGCCATGAAGTGGTATGACCGCCAGTTGCGGCGCCGGCCGTTCGCCCGCGGCTTCTGCGTTTTCGAACTGACGAACAACCCCAGCTCGCCGTGGTATCGCCAAGACTTCACGCCGGTGTTCTCATCCGATGTGATGCTCGCCGACATGATTGCCGAGAAAGATAAAACCAACCCGCCGCTCGTGCCCACAGGAGGTGATGGAATGGAACAGATTGACCCGGCTCGCAGGCAAAGAATCTATGGCCACTTGAACGCCATTCGCGATGAGCTCGGCGCCGTGCCGGACCAACAGCCCGTGCTCTACCGCGTGCGCGTGGTTCGCGGCGTGCAAGTCCGCGATCGCGCCGGCGGTATCGTGGCGGCTGTGGCCGGCGACCCGCTGACCGGGATTATCGCCGCCGGCGCAGAGCTGACGGTGTTCGAAGAATTCCCATTGGCGCCATTTGGCAATCGCGTGGCAATCCATCCAGACGGCCGCAACGTGTGGGTGGATAACGTTGTCAAAATCTAAGGAGGTCTCATGCCCGACATGGTGACTGAATTCATTGGAGATCTCGTGCCGCTGATGGTTGGCGGCGTGCCGATCGCCGTCTTTGTTTTTCTGGCGGTGCAGGCGCTTGCGGCTGTGGGCTTGCTGCCGAACTCGCTGGCAAAGCGGCGGGCTGTGCTGCTGGTTGCCACGATCTTCGCCGCAGTGTGGACCTTCCGTGTGCTGGCCGAGGCGCCGGCTATTTCAGCCGTACTAGTGATTGACACGGCTGTGGTTGCCCTCACAGGTGCCCTCGTGGCGGCTGCCATTTACACGGGCTGGGAAAGCTTGCGCGATCGCCTGAAGCCGGCCGAACCACGGGCCGCACCGTGACCATAGATTGGATTGAGCTATCGAAGGCTGTGCCTTACGCGGCGATTGCCGTTGTGTTCGGGTTGTTTATGCTCAAGGTCTTGGAACTGGTAGGCAAACAACGGGATGCAGATGCGAAGCGGCAGGACGAGAAAGACGAGCGAGTTATGGGCCGTGTGCGCGAACGCGAGCGCGAGCGCGATGCCCAGTTCATTGACGCCATCAAAACCCAAGACCAGCGCTGGCAAGACTTCCTGGCACAACAGCAAATCCTCAGAACAAAGCAGTGGGAGCAGGTCATTGCCGAGCTGAAGCAACTCACGGCGGTAGTGATGCTGTCGGCCGATCTTCTACGGGCGCACGATGCCTGGGAGCGCGGGCTGTTGTCCTCCATGTACCGGCGCGCCACGGATGAACCACGGGGGGAGACCGCGGACTCGAACGGCTAGACCGCGGTCGCCGTGGTTGTGGCGTCGCGTTGTGTTGTGTCGGGTTGTGGTGTTGTGTCAGGCACGGTAAAAACCACGTCCGGCGGCGGCTTGTCAGTGGGGTGGTTCGGGCGCACGCGGCCATCCGCCAGGTCTCGGGCGAAGCGATGATAATCATAACCATCGGCCCACGTGGTGGTGTTGGCCGTGCGCCCGTCTGGACCCTTCACCGGCCGTGTCACGAGCACGCCGGCCTCTTTCAATATCTTCACGAGCTGCCGCCATCCTGGATCGCTAACCACCCGCCGGCCGGCAGCGCCTAAGTCGCGTACGCCAAAGCCGTATAACTGCCCATGCCAGCAAAACATTCTTAGCGCGTGCTTCCAAGCAAGGGTGAGGCTCGGTGTTGGCGTGAGTATTTCCACTATGTCAGGTATCGAATTCGCGGGATTTTCCGGCACCGGCAGCGAGTAAACCTGATATCCCTCAGTGTCGGTGTACTCAGCCCACAAGCCATTGCTCAGTACGCGGAACCCTTCTGCCGCGATACGGGCGCGGGCCGCGCGATCCTCCGCCCAGATATATGCGAGCCCTCGCATGAAAATAAGAGAGCAAAGTACTAAGGCTAGCATGGCGATTGCAACAATTGTCAGTGTGCGTATCCATGACCAGAATTCGGCGACGGCCTGCGCCTGTGATTGCTGCCTGGCGGCCGAGAAGGCATCTAAGGCCGCCTGGGTCTGCCGGCCTGCTGCCTGCGGCGTCTGGGCCGCGTACGTGGCCTCTACGGCCCTAGAAATGGCGTCTTGGGTGGTTTCTGCGGCCGTTGTGGCGCCGGCCGCGGCCAAAGTGCCGTGGAAGTGGGCGGCATCTTCGGTCATGGCCATTGAGGATTGAGTCAGCGCGACACTAAGAGAATCCTGGGTTTGCCGCCAGGCGGCGGTAGATTCAGCGATGGTTGTGGCGCGGGCGGCAGCTTGCGCCGTGGCTGCATCCACCGTCCGGCCGGCCGCGATCGCCAAAGGATCGGCCGCGCCGCCTACGATCGTAGACGGCGCGGCGCATCCGGAGAGGAGGAGAAGGGCGACGAGGCACGCCGCGAACCAGGCCATGCTCGCGCAGGTCGCAACGCAAGTAAGCCAATGGAGCTTGGGCAGTGGATCGGGCATGGTTCCCTCACGTTTGATCGCGCCGGGTCTCAGCCGCTTCGTTGCGATAGCCTTCAACCTCGCCGCTGAAACGAGCCACGTTCACGTCAGACTTGCGCATATACGCCATGGCGAGCTCTTCTGGCGTAAGGCCGGCGAGACGGATCACATAGATAGTGAGAAGGCCGAGAAAGGCCAAGATATCGGCGAACTCATCCGCGACCCGCGCGCGGTCAATCGGCTTGCGCGGCTTCCACGGTTTCCACCCGAGCTCATCCATGAGTTCGGTCACCTCTTTGATGAAGGCAAAGCCGTATGTGAGCACATTGGCCGGCGGCACATAGTTGTCATCCGGATTCAGCGGCAGCGCGTCCGGCACCATGCCTGAGACCAGGGTTTGCACTCCAGACAAAGCGCGCAAGCCGGCCGCCACTTCGCGCATGGTTCCAGGCATCGTCGCAAACTTCACACGGGCGGTGGTCATGGTGTCTCTATTCCTTTCGTCCAGCGGCAGCGCCGCTCCAAGTCTTCGTCGGATACTTCTTCAGCGCCGCAGCGCATGGCCCACTCACGCTTCGGCCGGCTGAGATGGTACACCGGCAGCCAGTTGTGGAACTCAAACCAGTAAGCGACCGAACCGCCCGCCTCTTCAGTTTGTTCGCTCGCGCCCACGTAGGTGTTCTCCAAGTCTTGCACCCAATCATGGAGATTTTGCAGGCCGCGCTGCGAACAATCGTCGGTGGACACGCGGCACAGCTGATACTTATTGCGACGGCGCCCGTGGACCTTGACGCCTTTCTTCAGGGTGTCAATGAGAATGGCCATGTCAACCTGCCCATGAATCAGCAATTTGCACGCCGACCTTCACCGTGGTTGGCAGCACGCGCGCCATACCGACCTTCATCGCGTCTTCCAGCTCACGGGCATAATCCGCGGCCTCGTCGTTTGGCACCGTCGCCACAAGCTCGTCGTGGACTTGCACGCCGAGGTACTTATCCAACCCGCGGCGCGCGCATTCCAACATGGCGTACTTGATGCCCGTGGCGGCGCGGCCCTGCACGAGCGTATTGAGAATGACGGTGGAGCGGACCTGCGAACCACGCAACACGCGGCTGTGGCCGGCCGGCAGCCGCAGCTTGACGAAGGATCGTTGCGCTTGGGCTTCAGCCCACTCGCGCATCTCGCGCAAGCCGTCAAACGTTTGGAAGAAGCGCTGGACCATACCGCGGGCTTCGTCTTCAGTCATCGCCGATCCTTGCAGCCGCGCATACTGATACAAGGTGTCTGGGCCGCCGCCGAAGAGGAGGGTGAAGGTTTGCGCCTTAGCCGCCTTGCGCTGTTCCCTGGTGACCTCTTCAATAGGAATGCCCAACACCTCAGACGCCACGCCGGCATGCGCGTCGTCGTTCTCCAGCACCGTCATCAGCCTGCCATCTTTCGCCAGGTAAGCGGCGATGCGCACTTCGATCTGGGAATAGTCCGCCGACACAACTTTCATGCCCGGTTCCCAGCCCCACGGTTCGCGCATGTCGCGCGGCACTTGCTGAAGGTTCGGGTCAGACGAGGCAACGCGCGTGGTATCGGTGGAGCATTGCCAGAAGCGCGGATGCGCGCGGCCGGCGACCACGTGCTTCGCGACCCATTCCGGCCGATACATTTTGAGGCGCTGCGCGGGCTTGCGATACTGAAGCAAGAGCTCAGCCAGCCGGCCGGCTTCGCCGCCATGCATCGCCAGGTCTATCATGGTCTCCTTGCGCGTGTTGGGGATAGCGATGCCGCGGGCTTTGAAGACCTTGGCGACTTGCTGCCAGGAATTCGGGTTGATGTCGCCGAACTCTTTCTCAAACGCAGGCGCCATGGCGTCGAGGATCGCTGACTGCGCCTTTAGAAACGCCGACAGCTTTTCCAAAGAGATTGGCAGCCCATTGAACGTCATGCGCGCAAAGACCGGCACCAGGGCCATCTCAAAATCCAGGGCCGGCAGCTGGCTGGAGGCGGCGCCGCGATCTATCTGGCTGCGCCACAGCGCCGGAAGGTGAACCACGTCTGACGTGGCGTACGCCACTTGTTCCGGCGTCAGGCGCGGTGCCATCCAGTCGCTTACGCTCAATTCCTTATTGAGCTCAATGTCCAGTCGCCGTTTGACCGTGGCGCGCAAGGAGACTGAGACATCGCGCCGGCCTGAGCCCACGACGACGGTCTCACCCACGAGTGTATCGTACCATTCGCGGTGGTCGCAGTCTACGCCATTGGCCAGCAGGAAGGGAATGTCAAACGACACGCCGTTGTGCACGAGCCACTTCGCCGTGTGCGTGGATAGGAATTGACGCAGGTTGTCACTGAGATGCCCGCGCGGGTGGAACAGCGCGAGCGTACCGGTGGTATCGCCGTAGAGCTGGATCGTGGCGATTTGATCCAGGTACGGGCTGAGACCCGAGGTCTCGATGTCCAGGCCGATGACGGCATCGTTCTCCAAGCGGCGCAGCGCCTCGGCTTCATCCAGAACGACGTTGTGGCCAACCACCTCTTGCGCGGTCATTTCATTTTCTCCTCGCGGCCGATCAGCAAATGGCCGGCGGTGGTTGCGCGATCATAGGTCAGCGTGATAGGGCCGATCTTGCGCGGCGGGTCTTCGAACTCGCCCGCGTGCGCCCGGCACACGTTGGGAAAGATTTTGTACTTCTCAAGGAAGTACTCGCCCGCCTTCGTGACGGCTTCTTCTAGCTCGGCCGGCGTGCGGGTGGTGCGGCGTTTCGGCATCGGGCCGATATACCACAGCATGGATAGGTTCATCGCAGTCGCTCCACGAGGTCTATGCGCTCAGTCGCGTCAATCTTCGCCGAGCGGGTCTGATAGTTCACCAGCCACTCTTCGCCTTCGTCTACGGGCTCAGCCCGATCCAGCGCCATTTCGAAAACCCGCGCCATGTAGCGGCCGGCCGGCGGCGTGACAGTCTTCGCCAATTCAGAGTACTTGGCGGCGCCTTCCGTCGCCCAACGGTAGTTGCGCGGGAACCCGCACAGCACCGCCATCTCGGCAGCCGTCATGCGCCGGTTTTCAGTTGGGTGAATCTTCGTATCCGATCCGGTGATGGTGTATGACGGCTTATCCGGGTGCAGGCGCACGTGCAGAAAACCAGGACGGCCTTTCTTCTGGCCTGGATACATGCGGTTCCAGACTTTCACGAGGGCTTCACCCGGCCGCGCCAGGTGAAGAATTTTCGGATCATAGGAACGCACCGACACCGAGGGAGGTCCGGGATCCACGCCTTCCAAAGCTTCGGCCACAGTGACGAGCGGCCGATTGGTCTTCGGCCATTCGATCTTCACGCGGTGGAAGACCGTCATCAACCGGCGGCGCGCCTGCGGCAGACCCATAAACTTCGCGTCATGCAGGAAGTGGGTCGCTGCGTATCCCATCTCCGCGGCCTGTCCGGTGAGGTGGTCGCTCATGGAGCGGTTGCGCACGTAGGCGTTGCTCACTGATTCCCACACCCAAATATCAGGGTCCAGTTTTTCAATGAGCGAGAAGGCCATCAGGGTGAAGCGCGCATCGGCTTTGGCTTCACCCGTAGCGAACTTGCCGGCGGCGTCGGACCATGGCGCGCAGGGCGGGTTGCAGTAAACCACGTGCGCCTTGCCGCGCAGCTCGTGCAGCGGCCATTCGGCCGGCTTGGTGTAAACCGGCACCGTGGGGAAGTTGAGCTTGAACGTCTCCACGCCGAAGCTGCCGTCTTCAAGATGAGCGAGGATATTGAAGCGCTCGCTCATACCCACAGTAAAGCCGCCCGCATAGATGAAAGCGCCCACGGCGTTGTACTTCTTCACCCGTCTACGCGGCATGCCACACCACCCCGTCTGGCGCGCGGCCGGCGGCCATACACTCAGCGGCTTCTGCCGCCCAGTCCTGCGCTTCAAACCAATCGCGCGGCGCCTCAGTCACACCGAATTCGCCGCCGCGATTGTTGGGCGTCAGGTGTTGGGTGTCCGCGTAGACATGGGCATTGCCGATGTGGAGCACGAGCGTGCTCGCTTCAGCCTTCAGTACTTTGCCGAGGGTTTGCGCGAGCATGCCGAACTGAACCACGTCGTACGGCAAGCCCCACACGGCGTCCGACGATCGCATGATGACTGTCGTCGTTAGGCGGTGGTTGCGGATTTGAAACTGCATGGCGGTGGTGCAGGGCAGCTCGCTTGTGCCCACTTCGTCTTCGCGCGCCAGCACAATCACGGCTTGACGGCTGGTGCGATCGCGGCGCAGCGCCCGCTCCACGTGCGGCAGTTGATCCACGGCACGCGGCCCATACGCGGCCTGATGCGTGAAGAGGTCCAAGCGGGCGTTGGGCGCCACGGCGCCGATCCAATCCGGCCGGAAGATGCCCGCGATAAACTGTAAGCCTTCCATGATGCCGAGACGGTAGTTGAGGTTCTTGCGGCCGGGCATCTCACCCGGCCGCAGCAGCAGCGTGGCGTTATAAACTTCGTGGACGTCTTTGCCGCGCGGGCTGGCGAGGTTGCCGCGCAGGATGGTGCGAAAGTGTTGTTCGTAAGAGGGTATCATTGTCGCCTCACGTGGATGCCGGCGGCATAGAAGAAGTCATTCGCTTCCTTAGCCAAGCCGTCGGCGTCATAGGCTTCCAGATAAACCACGCTGAGAATGCCGGCCTGAGCAATGAGGCGGGCGCAGCGGATGCAAGGCCGGTGCGTCACATAGAGGGTGGTGTCGACGGTGGAAACGCCGACGCGGGCGCATTGGATAATCACATTCTCTTCAGCGTGGATCGCCCGCACGCAATGCCCGCCTTCGATCAAACAGCCCACATCATCGCAGTGTGGCAAGCCGCGCGGGCTGCCGTTGTAACCACTGGCAATGACGTGGTTATTCTCATCCACCAGGACAGCGCCGACACGAGCACGGGCCGAGCAAGTGGATCGCTCGGCCCATACCCGCGCCAGGGCTGCCATGGTCTCATCCCACGTTGGGCGAGCCATGGCGGCCGACTAGCCAAGCATCGCCGCGGCTTCGCGGATGGTGTACTCATCCACTTGCGCCGGTGAGAGGGTCGGCACCGCGTAAGTGCGATTGCCCTCGCGCTTAATCTCAGACGTGAGCTTGATGCCGAAGCGGCGCAGCCCGCGCTGGGCGACCATGGTATTGAGGAGCCGGCCTACGCGCTCGCTGGTACGGCGGAACTCCAGCACCGCGATTTGCTTGTGCTCCACGATGTAAACCATGTAGGAGAAGATGAAGGTGCACTTCGGCGGTATGCGTATTTCTTTGCCGCGCTTCGTCGAGGTTTCCCACTCGGCGTACTGGCACTGCCCGCACGCGCCGCCAGGATCGCCTACGCCGCGCACCGCGTCTTGCGATGAGCAAAACACGGTATTGCGCTCTTCGCCGTCGCCGCGAAGCTCGCGCAGTCGCGCAAACTTCATGGGGATGATGGTCGCGGCGTCCAGCGGTTCAAACCCGCTAAGCAACAGCTGGCCGGGTTTGGCCAAGCCGTCCTGCACTTCCGCGGTCAAGCCCTGCGCGATGCGGAGTCGCGGCAGCACAATCTCGTTGCGATCGAACTGCGGTTGGTCCGAGTACGCCATAAGCGACTGGCGCTGGGTCAGCCCGCCGAGGTCTTCTTCGTGCGCGGCGCCATTGCCTTCGTCGTCCAGCATATCGTCAAAGCCGCGGCCGGTAGGGGGAAGCATGTTGGTCTCCTTGAAGGTAAGTGAACACGGATGCAAGAATGAGGTCCTACAGCATGGGTGGTGTGGTGGTTGCCTCCTGTGCGCGCGGCGACAACTGGGCTAGCGCTTGCAAAATCTTTGCGCGCGCCTTGTTGGCGCCGCGGGTCTGATACCGAAAAGCAAAGGCCGGATGCGCGATGCGAATGATCTTCTGGTTCGGGCCGGCCACGTGATGCTTTGCCCAACGCGCCGCGCGCTCGCCTAAGGCCACAAGGGTCTGGGCATGGCGCAAGCTTTGTGGAAGAACGGCGCCCGTGTAAGCGTAGCCGGCTTGCAAGGAGTAAGGCACCATGCGCCCGAACTCGATGCCGGGTGACTGGGTGAGTGGCAACCACCCGCCCGGATAGTGGCCGCGCTCGCCGGATTGGTCACCGATAAACACAACGGGCGCCTTGTTCATTCCACAATAGCGCGGCGGCGTGCCGCCCGCAATGGCGTGGTTGTCCGCAGCCACAGACCAGATATGCTCAGCCATGCGCTCGACCGACCCGCCCGGATAGTGGTTGCTGACGATGAGCCAATTGAAATAGCGCCCATACATGAAGAAGCGATCGCGCTCTTCGCGCGGGTCCACTGGCAAATCGTCATCCGTGCGCAACCGCCGCAGCACGTCCACAGAGGGTCCAATGACCATGCACCGCACGCCCACGGTCTGCACCGCGCGGCCGTGCAGCCACTCGCCGAGCCAGGCGTCGTGGCTCAGGCGCCGATCGCGATTGAGCATTTTTCCATAGACATGCTCTGCGGCCCATGAACGATCCCAGACGATGGTCTCATTGTGGAGCATCACGCGCTGGCAGTCGTCCATCAGGTCATCCGCATATACGCGATCGTCGGGCTCAATCTTTCCCCAATGGCGGATGCGCCCGCCATGCTTCGCCACGATCGCCTGCGCGATGGTGGTCTTACCTGCCTTCTCTGGGCCGTCAAGCACGATTAGCGGCATGGCGGGCTCCTCTCTTCGCCGCGCGGCGGGTGGTTTTCTTCGCGGCCGGCGCAGCTTGATCTGACAGCCAATCCTCGATGCGCATCAGGGTCGGCAGGCTCATGCGATGGCCAAGCACCACTTGCGAGATGGTGGTCGGCGCGATTTGAATAGCGAAAGCGCAGCGGGCTTGCGAACCACGCGGCATGGCGCGGAACTTATCGGCCACAGCCTGCTGCCGCGCCCAATAGTCTTCGCGCCGTTCCTCTGAAGCATTGATGGCCTGGTTTGTTCCGGGCATGATGATTCTCCTTGCCACGGCCGGCGATGCTATGCCAATGAAGGCATTTGCCCGCCGGCCGTGGCTGATACGGTTAGTTGCGATGGACGGCCAACAATACCACGGGCCGGCCGTCGTAGTACGCTTCCACGGGCAGCACACTGCTGGTGAAAGACCCATTCGGCCACTTCAGCTCCAGCGCGGCGCTGTGCAGGCGATTGCGAACTTCAGCTGCGGCCGACTTACTATCGCAAATGATGAAGCGCGATGCGCCCCGCTTGAGCTTCGCCAGCGCGGCCTTTGCCATCGCCTGGTATTCGGATGTCGCCGCCGGCTTCGCGCTGCCATTCTCGACTGCGGGAATGCCCAACTCGCGAAAGAACTTCTTAGCATTTTGACTGACAACCTGCCTAGTCATGGTCTCCTCTTCTTTCTTTTTAGATGCGGTGGTTCCGCGAAGCCGAGTGAGCATGCTCGCATCCCACGATCGGAACTCCTTCGGCGTCATGGGTGGTGTCAACGACGCCGCAATGATCTGTGACTCAGCCAGCATGGCGTCGCGGCGTGTGCCGCCGCTCTCCTTCCAGCGAGCGATAGCCTGGGTCATATAGAGATTGTGGATGATGGGCCAATTTTCATCTGTGGGCTCAAACGAATGGTCCATGCTATCCTCCTACGGCCGCGGCGTAAGCCGCCTCAAACGCGCGCGCCTTCGTGACAGCCCGCGCGCCGAACAGGGCCGAAGCCAGCACGCCCTTGCCGCCATTGCGATAATCCTCGCACTCCACCACGGCATTATACGCGGCCCATGGCGTATTGGCGATCGCCGGGTGTTCATCATTGATCTTGGCGAACAGCTCTGCGGCGCCCGCGCGAAAGACCTCAGTGCGGCCGCGATAGAAGTCGTACGTCTCGCGGGCTTTGTCCACGCCGAGCAGTTGCTCGCTGTACTCGTCGCCGAGCTCGTTGCGATCGCGGGCCGTCAGGGCTTCGGCCAAAGCGACCTTGGCCGGCATGGACGGATACGGGTATGACAGTTCGAAGATGGCGGCGGCCTTGTCCGGGTTGAGAACCACGCGCGCCATGTGATTGAACGTGGCCGTGGTTTCGCGCATGATCCGCTGCATTTGCTTCATCAGACCCACGCGGAAGCGCATCTCATCGGCATACTCCGCCGAGTGCCGCAGCGACGCGCGGGCGACGGCCGCGCTGAGCCCAAGGCTGAGGGTGTTCTGGCAAACCACGCGCACCGGCGTGAAGGCGATGCGGCCGGCCGTGCGGCCGTTCTTCGTATCGGATACAAGGAAGAACTGCCGGACCTCTTCGCGATTGGATCTGCCGATGCGGACCGTGCCGGCGTCGAGGGTGAAGAAGATGGTCTCACCTTGGCCGAGCACGCCGACGGTTTCAACCGGCCACTGTTCGCTAAGCGGGTCCAGGATGCGAGCGAGCTCGTGGTTCTGGACGAGCCCATAGTCATCGCGCGAAGCCACGCCAAGCACGCGGTACTCTGGATCGTCGTCGGTGGGCTGGCGCACGAGCCCGATCTGCCCTCCCACCGGCACGTAGCGATTGCCGACCTTGGCGAAGAGCGGCGCCTTGTCCACCACGTATCCGGCATTGATGCGGCCCACGGCTTCCAGCATCGTGATTGGGCCGTCAAACGTTTGGCCGAGCCCATGCCACGCGGGCTCACGCCGTCCTAAGAACCGCTCGCCGAAAATGTTGTGCATCATATCCTCCAATGGGCTGCCAAGCCCGGTTAGCGGCCGAAGCCGAACTGCTGTTCCAAATGCTCATAGTCCTGCGGGCGAATACTGAAGCGGATGGTGCGCAACTCGTAGCGGGTATTGAACTTGCGCGCCTGCACCGCTTCGCGAACCACGGGCGGCAGCTGCCGCCAGCGCTCCCACGACATGGTGACCACGATCGGCTTCAGTTCAAGGGTCTCATCGTCATCCATTGCGCACCTCCATGCGCGGATCGGTGCCGGACCAGGTGACATTCACATAGCGCTCAACCACGTCCAGCAAGTGGTTATAGTCGTGCGCCATGGCCTCGTTATTGAACTGGTTCGCGTGCCGAGCCAGCGCGCCGGCTTCCTTCATGGCGCGGCGGGTCTCGCCGACAATGAAGAACACGTTGCCCTGTTCGCCGTCGAGGTCAATCGCGATGTGGGCGTCTGGGAACTTCGGTTTCATGGGTCTCCTTTCAATCCACTACAGCGCCAGCCAATGGCGGAAGAGCGCGAGGGCGGGTTGAGTCGTCATCGCTTCGGGATGCCACTGCACTGAGATAACGGGCAGCTTCGGATGCGCGATGGCTTCGATCAAACCATCGTTGCTCACGGCTGCGACGCGCCACCCCCTCGGCACACGATCCGTCGCCTGGTGGTGGTAGGAGTTGACGATGAGGTTCACCCGATTGCCGACCCAGCGATACAGCGGCGTATTGCGCTGAACCTTCACGCCATGCGAGGAATGCGTGTGAGCCACGCCGGCGTCGTGCCACGTGTCCTGATGCAGCGTGCCGCCGGCCGCGATGGTGATGACCTGATGCCCGCGGCAGATGCCGAACAGCGGCTTGCGATCCTTCAGGCAGGCATCCACGATGGCGAGCTCAAGCCCGTCACGCCGCGAGTTGGTGTAGCGGGCATGGCGTACCGGCTGACTGTAATAGGCGGGATGGACATCGGCGCCGCCCGGAATGAGCACATGGGTGCACTGCGGGTAGAGCTTAGCGGCCGACTTGGCGTCGTGGACGGTGTGAACCTTAGCGCCCATGCGCTCCAGGCGCGCCACAATGTCGTGGTGAAAACTGCCGTGCGTGGTGAGAACGATTGGATGCTTGGAAGTGGTCATAATGCGGTATCCTGGACCTCATTATATATCGCAGTTAGTACAAATGCAAACGGCCAATTCAGCCGACCTCGCCTGCGCGCGGCCACTCCTGGTGCGGTGGAAGTGCGCGTGGTCTTCTCCTAAGGCGAGTGCGGCAGCCCGCACTGGCAGCAGCGATAAATGGTTTCATTGGTGGATTGGGTCTCGGCCGCCACGCGGTGTATGGTCGCCTGTCGGCAGCGCGGACACCACGCGCGCTTGACGTTGACAAGACCTGCGGCCGTGCGGCCGATTAGTCGTAAGAACGCCTGGGCTAAGCCGGCGCCGCTGGAGGTGGTTTCTTCGGTGGTCATGGGTGGTCTCCTAGTTTGACGCTGAGATGATGACATTGCGCCGCGACGCGCGACAGTTCACGCAATAGCATGGGCCGTTGACTAAGCCCAGGGCGACGACATCCAAGATGTGGTGCTGCCGACCGGCTTCGGTAGGATCGTGCAAGAGGTCTGGATCACCGCCCAAGCATGCGCACGCACACGCCCGACATCGCCCATCACTACATCCATAGCGGGTGCAAGAGGTCTGGATCACCGCCCAAGCATGCGCACGCATGAGGAATGTAACCGCAGCGGGCGCACAGGTATTCGCGTGGATCGGCCGTCTCGGCGGCGCGATCGTCGGCGATGGCTTCTTCTAACTCCTGCATGGCTTCAGCGGATAATTCCATGACCTCGTTCTCCGGTTCAGTGGGCGCGCCAATCGCCCGCGAGCGGCGTGACCTTCAACCACGCCGCGGGTCGCGGGCCGCGGTCATGGGCGCATTGCACGCTTCCACGACGGTGCGGGCGGTGTGGCCGCTGTCGGCCGTGAAGGCGCGATGGCGGCGATCCAGATAGGCCATGGCTTCGCGGGAGGTCTCATCGGCGAACTTCTTGCCCACGGCGCCGATGACGATCTTGAATTGTTCCCACGTGGCCTTGCAGGTATTGCTCACCCGGCTGTCGGCGGCGTGGTTGAGGAGGGCTTGGGTGAACACGATCCACGCCTTCATCTTCTGGAAGTCGAGAGTGCCCTGGTGGTGCCGAATCTCGACGGTGCCATAGCGCGCCATGGATTCGAGGTTCACCTTCATATACCGCGTGCCGTTGAAGGCGTAGAGATTTTCCGCTTCGCGCGAGTCAAGATTGGCGTAGGCGGCCTCCGAGCTCAGGCGGCTGCGCAGCGACCGGCAGAAAATGTTTTCATTATTGCGGCGCGACGGCGCGACCAAGGTGTCGATGATGCCTTCATAGCGGCAGTACAGCTTCAGGAAGCGGCGGATGGCCAAGGCCGGAAGGTCGCGGGCAATGTGGTGGACGTGGAGCCCGCAGGTGCGGTCAACCGTGGCGCCGGCGGCGTTGAGGGCGGCGCAAGCCTTCTTCAGTTGGGTGAAACCCTCTTCGCCGGCCATGGGCGGCGAGACCAGTTCCCATTCGCACGACGAGTCAGAGACGAGCTTCCACGTATTCATGACCCGGTGCGTGTACCCGGCGTCGGCGACTTCGATGCCGCGGTTCCGCAGTTCGCGGATGACGGCCGACTTGTTGCCTTTGAACTCTATTTCCAATCCCCATGTGCGAGCCATGTTGAAGCGCATTGTCGTCTCCTTGAAGGTCTGGGTGGCTCTCGATCAGCGTCCTACACACTCAGTATACAACTAAATTTGCACATTGCATATAGCCAGTTTTCAGCGCTTTTTACCGCTAAAAGTGCGTGTCTTATTGTCAAATAAACACGGCGCCCGGGTTTTTGTGCAAACCACGGGCGCCGATCGGGTGAAAAGGCGGATTAGGACTTGGCCATGGGTTCCACGACGGCCGCGGCCATGAAGTAAGCATTGTGTTCGGCCAAAGCCTTCTCGGCGGCGGCGTCGTCGCCGCGATCCACGGCCGCGCGATAAGCATCATACGCCATCATGGCTTTGTGGGCGAGCTCATTGTAAACGTCGCGCGGGTCCATGCCGGCCGTGCGTGCGGGCTGATAGGGTGGTGCCATCGGTCACTCCTCCAGCGCCAGTTCCGCGATGCGGTTCATGTAAGCCACAGCCGTCTCGCCGTCACGCGGCAACAGACCCAACGACGCGGCTTCGGGCTTGGCCAATTGCTCGCCGACCTTCTTCATGGCATCGCGCATGGCGATCCGCCGATTGTTGCGGAGGTTCTTCGCTTCGGTCTGCTGCCGCAGCGTTACGGCATTGCGAGCGCGCTCCACCAGGTCGGCCGACTTCTCCGGGTCCAGTTTGGCGATGATGGTCTTCAGCGTGCGGGCGCCCACGAAGCGCGACCACGGCTTGTCGCCGTTCTTCTTCCACGTGGCGGCGATCGCCGGCCCGAGCTCAGCGGGCAGTTCAACGGTGTAGGATCGCCACTTACTCTCGCCGGTGCGCCGCAGCATGAAGACCGTGGAGTTTTCTTCCTTGTAAATAGGTTCGGGCTCGCCGCCGCCATACGGCTCATAGTAGCGCGCCACGATCGGCTGCCCGTTCTCGTCCAACACGAACTTGCGGCGGTTCTGCGTGTCAAGAGTGAAGGTCTGCGAGGCTATGGGTCTGGCCATATAGTCGAGTGCCCACATGAAAAACTCATCGGCGGTGTTGAAGGTCTTGTGCGACATGGTGGTCTCCTTGGGTGTTGGGCCGCTCTTGCGGCCGCCGATGCACTGAATATACAACTAAATTTATACATTGCACATAGCCGGTTTTCGCCGGTATTTTCCGGGCAACGGCGCAGCTCAGGCGTGCTGTTTTCACCTGGCAAGGAAAAATCGTGCAAAGCATTTCCGTGGATCGGCCACGAGGCCGAATTAGTGGACGGCGCCGGTATAATGACTTTAGATTGGAGCCACTTGGCAGTGGCATCATTGAAAACCTCGGCGGGCAGCACCCATGCCGCCTGAACCTCCACAGGGCTGCCAACACGGGTATGGTTGCTGCCCGCTGAGGTTTTCACTTTCGGTGGAGGAATGATGGACCCGAATGAGAATTCGCATGTTGTTGGCTTCCTCAATCTCTTGCATCGCGGCGGCAACCACGCGCTGATCTGGACCCGTCCAAGCCGCACATCGCACTGGTGGTCAGTGGGCGATCCACTACCGCGCATACCAGACGGCCCTCGCAACCACGACGTTTATTTTCAAGTGCATCCGAGTGCGCGCATTCCGCGCATCGACGACACCGGCATGGAGAAGCCGCCAAGCGCGGTGCGCGGCCGTATCGGCGATCTGGCGGCGATCAATTGCTTGTTCGCCGACTTCGACGCGGCCGGCTTCGGCGATGACCTCAGCGAAGTAAGGAAGTATGTCGCCTCGCTGGCGCAACCGCCGCCAACATTCGTAGTTTGCTCAGGCGGCGGGCTCCACGCCTATTGGGTCTTCAGCGAGCCATGGTGCATTGAGCATGACGCCGATCGCCAACAGGCTTCGCAATGGCAGCGGGCATGGGTGGAGCTCATCGGCGCGGATCGCAATGCCGCGGATCTGGCGCGGGTCCTGCGTCTTCCCGGCACCGTCAACCACAAGCCGGCCTATGGGCCGCAAGGCGCGCCGGTAGAGTTTGAAGTGTATGAGCCCGAGCGGTTATACGCGCGAGCGACCCTCGAAGCGCTGATTGATCCAGAATTGCTCGTGCCGCGCAGCGAGCCCTCACGGCGGCAAACCCGCTTAGCCACTGAAGAAGAGCTCACTCAAATTGAGGCCGCCCTCAACGACCTCTCACCCGAACGCGCGAACACTTACAGCACATGGGTGGAGATAGGCATGAGCCTGGTGGAGCTGGGCGATGTGGGCTTAGACCTATGGCGCAAGTGGTCGCAGCGCAGTGACAAGTATCGCCAGGGCGAATGCGAATATAAGTGGTCAACGTTTCGGCCCTTCACCGGCGTGACCCTCAGCACACTCTTCTGGCGCGCGGACGAGGATCGCCAAGCGCAAACACCTGGGCCGCATGTCACGCGAGCGCGCCGGCCGATGTCATCCGCGCAAGTGGAGCGGGCACTGGGCGAACTGGGCATGCATTTCGCCACGAACCAGATGACGGGCACAATCTACGTCAACGGCGAACCACTCGACGATGCCCTTCAAGACACTTTGTTTTGCACCCTCTACGACCATCGCTATACGAATGAAAGATTGTTCAACGCCACGGCTTCGCGGCTGGCGCGCGCCAATGCGTTTCATCCCGTGCGCGATTATCTCAATGCTTTGGACTGGGATCATGAAGACCACATCACGCGGCTGTGCTCATACTTCCAGGATGAGCATGACGTCTTTCGCCTGTGGCTGCCGCGATGGTTAGTGGGCGCTGTGGCGCGGGTCCTGCGGCCTAATGTTCAGAACCGCGTGCTTGTTCTCGACGGCCCACAGAACTTGGGCAAGAGCTACTTCGCCCGATGGCTCTTCAGCCCGCTGCCGGAATTGTTTATTGAATCGGCCGTGGACCCAGACGACAAGGATTGTCGCGTGCGAAGAGCTTACGTGTGGGGCTGGGAGATTGATGAGATGGGCGCCACGATCCGGCGGCGCGACACCGAAGCGCTGAAGGCGTTTATCACGAACACGGCGATGATCGAGCGCGTGGCTTACGGCCGGCACGATCGGGCGCTGAAGCCGATGTGTTCCTTCATTGGGACGATCAATAACCAAGCCGGCTTCCTCAACGACCAGACCGGCAGTCGCCGCTTCCTGGTTGCCACGCTCACGCAAGTGGATTGGACGTATGCGAGCGCAGTGGACATCAACCAGGTGTGGGCGCAAGCCACGTATATGCTCAACCACGGCTATTCATGGAACCTCACTTCGGAAGAGCATGCCATCAGCGAGCGCATCAACAGCGAACACTACCAGGCGAGCGATCCATTGGAAGATGTGGTCAAGCGCTTAGTGGTCGCCGATCCAAATAAGGAATTCCAAAGCGCGAAGCTGCTGCATGTGCTATCGCTGGCGGGCATGATCCGCAGCGAGACCGATCGCGGCGACGCCATGCGGGTTGCAGCGATCCTGCGAACCATGGGATTGAAGAAGAAGAAGGTCACTGTCAATGGGTCGCGCGGCGAAGGGTGGTCAGGCGCCGACATCAACCACGCCGCTGTGAACGCCTTGACCCTTGGCGGGCAGTTGGACTGACGAAAAGCGGGCTGTCTAACCTGCCCTTCGAACGCTGCCCCTAATTTGACTTTGGGGCGAAAATGCACATGTACATTTTCTTCTTCGGCGTGGCTCGCGGGGGCAGGTTAGACAGGGGCGATTTTCAAAAAACCCGGAAAAATGAGAGAACGTTTGAGCTGTGTCTAACCTTGACTAACCTTTTCTAGACAGTGAGCTTTTTCTTTCGAGGGACCAGGTGAAACTACAAGGAAGTTTGGAGAAAGGTGCTCAGGTTAGACAGCGGCGGGTGGTTCGGGCGCAGCCCGCGACCCGCTTTGCAAGTGGTTTGTTTCTCGTTATCATGGGGTCCAACGCATGCGCCGCGCATTGAAAGTATGCTCGCGACCTGGCTGCGGAGTGCTTACGCGAGGAAGCCTTTGTGAACAACACGCGCGCGAACGGTCACAAGCTAGTCGACAGCGCAATCCTCCAAAGTATGCTCACCTATACAACGCGGCGTGGTTCCGTGCATCGCGCGCCTATTTGGCTGAGCATCCTTATTGCAGCGATGGCTGTGGTCGCCCTTCAGAGGTTGTGGATCATATCAAGCCGCACGCGGGCGACGAAA